TAGCCGTCGCGACCCAGCAGGCGATGCCGTCGCCGTGGCCCTCGACTGGGTCGGCGACCGCCCGGACCTGGGACAGCGCGTACGGCTGGCCGTTGACGAGCGCCGCCATGCCCTCGGATGGCTCGGCGGCGGGCGGGAGGAACAGCTGCCCTGTCATGGACGCGCCCGGGGCGTAGGGCCCCCGGCCGCCGCCCGCCGCCGCCTCGGGGTCGGACCGCCCGGCGTCCAGCTGCAGGTTCCCCTTCCCCGACCATGCCGGGGCAGTGCCGGGCAGTGCCCAGCCGTGGCCGTCAGCGGCGTCCGGCTTGAACAGCGTGACGTCGTCGGTCCCGAGGAGCAGCCCGGCGGGGGTCATGCCTCCCACCACCCCGGAAGTTCCTGTAGGTACAGGAAGTCGTCGTCGGCGGGCGCGACCCGAAGCGGCACCGAGGAGAGGGTCCCGGTGCACATCAGCCGGTGCCAGTCAGCGCGGGCCATGGCCAGCCCGGCCTCACTGCCGCCGCCCTGCGCGGCGTAGCTCACTGACTGCGCGCCCGTCGACATGGACGCCACCGCCGGGGACGGCGGCAGCATGCCCGCGTACGCCTCCCACAGCATGGCGGCGACGCAGTGCGGGCAGTCCCCGGCGGCTGCGGCCTGCTCCGCGAGGTCGCGGGGCAGGCCGCCGGGCACCGGCGGGTCTAGCGGCGGTGCCCACAGCTCCCACAGCCCGGCGACGCGGGAGCTGGTCATTCGCTGCCCTTGCGGGCGCTGCCCTTGGAGGCGTGCGCGGCGGAGTAGCCACCGGGCACCTCGGCGTCGCCGCTGCCTGCGCGGCCCGCGAGGGTGGACGTGGCGAACGGCTTCGCGCCGTCAGGCTGGCGGACGGTGACCGGGCGGACGACCGCGCAGCCGAACCTGGCCCAGACCTTGAGCGGGGTCACGTTGTCCTGGAACCCGGAGATGATGACCTTGCCCTCGTTGTCGGCGAGGACCGCGCCCCGGTTCAGCTCGTAACGGATGTCCTGCCGGACGCCGATGATGAGGTTCTGCCATGCCCCGGTGATGAAGTTCGGGTCGAGCTGCTCGAATGACACGAACTGGGCTGGTACCCCGTAGACGGTGGACAGCGGGCCGGTCTCGGCCTGCGTCGAGCCGAGCAGCAGCGCCCCCGATGCGTCCCGCAGCCCGCGCAGCAGGCCCTTGACGGTGAGGTCGGCTGCGTGCCCGGTGACGTTCAGGCCCTGCGCCTCGACGGCCGACATGGCGTTGTTCACGCCGTCGACGGCGTCAATGCCCGCGTCGGTGCCAGCGGAGTACGCGGCGGCGGTGATGCCCCCGGCGGGGAACGTGGCGGGCGCGTCGGTGCCGAAGAACACTGCAGCGTCCAGCGCCACGGCGATGGCCTCGGCGAGGCGGGGCCGGACCCAGGCCCACAGGTTGATCGCGGAGTCCTCCAGCATGGCGTCCGGGATCGCGGTCACCGCCGCGACCTCCTCGGCCGTGATGGTCTCCAGGTCCAGCTTCAGGTCCGTGTACGGCTTCCGGCCGCCCGTGCTGACCCACGCGGCGCGGGGCAGCGTCTTGGGGACCGGCATGGACGCGATGGTGGTGCCCATCGGCACCCGGTTGGCGAGCTGCAGCGCGGCGGACTGCTGCACCGCCTCTTCGATGATCTGGGTCGAGAACTCAGGCGGGATGACGCCTGAGAAGTCGAGAGCCGCGATGGGTGTGGTCATTGCGGGTTGCTCCTGGCGCGATCGGTGATTGTCGCGCCGCTTTCCGCGCCACCCGCCGCCTGGGCTGGCATCGCGCCCCGCCCGGCCGGGCCTCGGAATCGCTCCTCGTGAAGCGCCCGGATTCGGCTACCGGCTGCCGGGGGCATCGCGCTCGCCCGGCATCACGTCCTAGTGTGCCACACCTGGCCTGCGGTGCTCGCGCTTCAGCACCAGCCGGTTACACCACGTGCACCGCTGCGACCGGCCCGACGCGAGCGCCTGCAGCAGCGCCTCGCGCTCCCAGCGCCGGTGCCCGCGCACCATGCACAGCGCCCGCATCACCGGGCGGGCTACCATGGCGGGTCGTGCGGCACGAGGGCCGTCCACGCGCCCCACGCCATCATGCCGGTGATCTCGATCGACGTCACCGCGTCGGACGCGATCGTCCAGTACGCGACTTTCCCCTCATCGTCCAGGCCCTTGACGACCATCGCCAGCTCCAGCGGCTGCCTGAGGTCGGCCGGCACGTTGACGGGCAGCCCGATCGCCTCGCCCCGAGGCACTCAGTGCCGCCGGGAGATGTCGCGGATCCAGTCGCCGGACGAGGACGGCGCGGTGCCGCGCGGCCCCGCCGGGACCCGGCCCGGCTCGCCTGGCTGGCCCTGCGGGAGCGCGGCGAGGTGGTCGACCAGCGCCGTGATCGCCTGCCGGTTCGGCTTGCCGTCGTCGTCGACGAGCTTGGCCAGGTCGATCAGCTCCACGGCGGCGTCCGGGTCGGCGATCTTCCCGGCCGCCAGGTAGCGGAACTCGGCCGCCGCGAGCTGGCGGCCCGCCGCCGCGAGCGCCTCGGTGCGGCCCTCCTCGCGCGCCGCCTTGACCGCTTTCTCCTGCTCCGTGAGGTGCCGGGCCTCCAGCTCGGCGACGCGCTGCTCGGCGGCCCTGCGGGCCTTGCGCTCCTCAGCCAGCGCGGACTCAGCAGCCGGGCCGGGTGGCGGCGGGTCGCCCTGCTGCTGCCCCTGGCCCTGGGCCTGGCCCTGCTGGCCCTGCGGTGGCTGGCCCTGCTGCTGCCCCTGGCCTGCCGGTGGCTGTGGCTCTGGCGGTGGCTGCGGGCCGGGCGGGGTTGTCATACCGTGATCGTAACGCGACGTGGCGTAGCCGGGTGCGGGCTGGCCTGGCTACCTGCGGCTCGGCGGTGCACCCGCAGTGGGCATGAGCGGAGAACCCGGCCCGCGCGGGCGTGTACCCCCGGTCGGCGATCAGCCTGCAGAACTCGCACGCGTCCGGGCGGGTGACCCGCCGGACCCGGCCGGTGAGGCGGTCGTCGGACCCGGCCGCCGCGTGGACGGTGAGGTTCGCGGCCCGGTACGGCTCCGACGTCGCCAGGCGGCCGAGCCACGCCACGGCGGCGCCTGCGGCCTGCGCGGGGCTGGCCCCGGCCGCCAGCCGCGCGATGTAGGCACCGGGCGCGATCCCCGCCAGGTCGCCCACCGGTATGCCGGCCGCCGATGACCCGGCCAGCCAGCCGGGCACCGCGAACGAGTCGACGTCCCAGACCTGCAGCCCGGCGGCCTCGGCGGTCAGCGCCGCGAGGTAGGACGCCGCCTCGCTGCTGGTGGCCTGCTGCGCGGTGGCGATCCAGTCCCCGGCCTGCCGGGCGACCAGCCCGGCCGTCGCCACGGCGGCGTCAGGGTCGAACCGCTGCAGCCACATGGAGGTGACCCGGTCGACCGTCAGCCCCGTGATGGAGGCGACCCGGCTTCGGTACAGGGCGGTGAGCGCCCCGGCCCTGCTCACTGCCCGGCGGCGGGCGGGGGCGCACCCGCGCCGCTGGCGGCCAGCAGCCGCGCGTAGGCAGCGTCCGGCGAGGCCAGCGACGCGGCGGCGGACGCGGCGGTCGTCGCGGCCTCGGTCGCCTGGAGCGCCCGCCAGCGCGTGATCTCCTGCGGCGACGCGCCCCACTTCTCCCATAGCACCTGGACGGGCACGTCCAGGGTGGCCATCTTGACCAGGGCGTCAACGCGCTGGCCCTCGCTGCGGGTCTCGAAGTCGGCCCAGATCACCTCAGCGGAGACGTCCGCGGCGGCCGGGCTGCCGGTGATCCGCAGCGCCGTCCGCATCGCCTCTTCCCAGTCCTCGCCCATGTGCCGGGCGCGGCGGCGGCACTTGGCGACCAGGCCCGCCTCTGCCGCCTTGATCGCGTCGGCTGCGAGGTTGACGATCTGGCCCAGCAGGTAGTGCGGCGGCGTCTGGGTGATCGCCGCGAGCATGTTCACGTCCTGCTCGGCCGCGTCGAGGTAGCCCCGCAGCGTCGACTCCGGGAACGACCCGAAGCGGCCGTTCGGGTTCTCGTTGGCGAGCAGCCGGTTCGCGCCGACGTCGAACGGCTTGACGAGCCGCGTCACCGCGTCCTCGCCGTCCGGCCCGCCGCCCGACTCGGCGATGACCTGCCGGGCGATCTTCACGCCAGTCGCCCAGATCTGCCGGAACGCGCCGTAGTCCGCCGACACCATGCGGTTGAAGATCGTGGTGTTGATGCGGTCTTGGATCGGCAGCGCCGGGGTCAGCTCCGAGCGCGGCGGCCTGGACGTGCGGGGCTGCGGCACGACCTGGATCAGCCCGACCTCACCGGCCGGGTTGCCGTCGAGCACCGGCCCGTCGTTGCCGTACCAGGTGACGATCACGTCGGGCAGGATCAGCACCTGGACCTGGGTGTCGTCGTCTGCGGTGAACCGCTTGTACCCGGCCCGCCGCCTGCGCCGGTTCCCCGGCTCGTACAGCACGGTGGCCTCCTCGGGGGACTCCGGGCTGATCGCGACCCCGGTCGGGTTGTCGTCGTCGGGCTGGACGAGGACGAACCCCGACCCGGTGACGAGAGCGTCGGTCTGGACCAGCTCGGCGTCCGCGTCCATCTGAGACGCCTGCCAGATCTGCCATGGCAGGTCCGGCTCCCCGGCGAACCGGAACCCGGTGACCTCCAGCCGCTCGGCGACCGCGTTCACGACCAGCTCGCACCAGTTCGCCTCTGACTCCTTCAGGAACGCCCGGAACACCCGCCGCTCCTCGCTGTCCATCAGCACCGGGATGTCCTGCTCGCCCTCGTAGTACGTCTGGAACGTGCGGGCGCGGGCCGCCTGCTCGTTGAGCTTGCGCGCCGCCGCCTGCCGCAGCACCTCCAGGCCGCCCATCTCGTCAGCGTCCATCTCTGGCCCCCCTAGAATCCGGCCGCCTCATAGTCCTCAGTCTCCCCCGCGTGCCGCAGTGCGCGGTCCAGGGCCATCACCCCGGCGACGAGGCCGTCGATCTTGTCCGCGCTCCTGGCCTTGTCGAGCTTCAGGTTCCCGGACGGGTCGGTGCGGGTGACCGCGTTCGATGCCTCCCAGCGCGCGACCGGGTTGCCGCCGTGCCGGTAGCCGCCGCCCTTGACCAGCCGGAGGAACTCCCGCGTCGGCGCCGCCATCGACGCGAAGCCCTGGCCCATCTGCACCAGCGGCCACCCGTCGTCAACGAGGTCAGTCGACAGCTGGGTCGCGCCCCACCGGTCGAACGCCACGTCGGTGATGCCGAACACGGCCCGGTCGGCGGCCAGCGCCGCCGTGATCGCCCCGTAGTCGATCACGTTGCCCTCCGTCAGGGTCAGCAGCCCCCGCGCGACCCACGCGTCAGCCTGCCCACCCGTGCGCCGTGACAGCTCCCGCAGCGCCGCCGCCGGGGCGAAGTGGCGGAACAGGATGTCGTGCCCGCCCCGCCCGTCCGGGAAGTCCAGGACGTACGCCGCCAGGTCCGACGTCGAGGCCAGGTCCAGCCCGGCGTAGCACGTCCGGCGGGCCAGCTGCGCCGTCAGCGCCTCGACGCCGAGCGGCCCGGCAGAGGCGTCCCAGGCCGCCATGTCGATGGC